CACTTCCAAGATATACGATGAACGCAGCGAAGATTTATCCACTATGGTGGAACCCATGGGGTGACAGAGGACTTGACTTTGATAAGAAAGTAAGTATCTCTATTGACAATCTAGATCATGATGAGTCGGCAGACTACAAGATTTTATTTTTAGCAGAACCACTTGCTATTCTACCAACAGTGAGTGAAGGAGCATTACGATGTGCATATAAGTTTGATAAGATATACACCTTCTGTCAAAGTTTTCTTGAGAGATATCCACAGGCAGAATTATTTGAGTGGGGTAGTAGTTGGTTAGATTTTAAGGACTTGAAGATAAACAAGACAAACAACGTGTCGTTTGTCACAAGTAGCAAGAGTCAGAGTAAGGGTCATCAATTACGAATAGACATATATGAATACTTGAATGAAGTTGACGTGTCAAATGGTTTGCAATACTATTCACACATGTCACCACCATTCCATGAAAGAAGGAATGATTTTTTTGAAAGTTCTAAGTTTCACATTGCTGTAGAGAACTCTCAACAAAAGAATTACTTTACTGAGAAGATAATAGATTGTTTTGCATCTAAAACTGTACCCATATACTTTGGTTGTCCTAATATAAGTGATTGGTTCCACATGGATGGTATTATTACCTTCAATGATCTTGATGAGTTGAAAAAAATTGTGAGCAGACTTGACGGTGACTGCTATAATAAACGTAAGAAGGCTATCGAACATAACTATGAGGTTGCTAAGAAATTTCATAGTGACAATGATGTAGTGCCTAGATTGACTCGCAAAATTATTGATGATGTAAATTCATGAGAGTAAGTTATTGCATTCCTACTCACGATCATACAAGGTGTGAGCAATATATGTTTGATATATTGTACCCACTATCACAACAAACTTTCAAAGACTTTGAGATATGTGTGTCTCATCAAGGTGATCAGACAAGAATACTAAGAGCATTGAATGACTATTGGGATATACTAAACATCAATTTTAAGAAAGCACCAGAGGGTAACATCTCTGTCAATACAAATAATGCTATGAGAATGGCAGAGGGAGAGATAATAAAGATACTGTACTCAGATGATTTCATACTTACAACAAATCTTACAGAGGAACTTGACAAAGCATTCACACCAGATGTAAGATGGGCAGTGACAGGTTTTGCTCACACTCTTGACAATGGTAAGACACATTACAACCCAAAGTTACCAGTTTACAACGACAGATTATTGGAAGGTGTCAACACTCTTAGTTCTCCTTCAATTCTTGCTCTTAGGAATGGTCTTGGAGAATATTTTGATGAGAAGTTGGTCATGTTGATGGACTGTGACATGTACTATAGATTGTACACGATGCTTGGAAATCCTGTGCTTTTAGAGGACATACATATATCAAACAGAGAACACAGAAATCAAACACAAAGATCAAGCGAACACCTCATACCTGAGGAGATTGATTACTTGAAGACAAAACATTTGTTATGACTATAGGATTCAACCACCTTGGAAGACATGGTAGACTAGGCAATCAGATGTTCCAGTATGCTGGACTCAGAGGTATTGCTGCTCATCGTGGATTTGATTTCATGATACCAGAAAGTAACTTCAAAGATGAGTGGAATGATCATCAACTCTTTGAGGCATTCAAACTCAAAGGTCTCACAAATATAGGTGTATGTGCAGGTCCTTATGTACAGGAGGCACACTTTCATTTTGATCAGAACTTGTATGATAATATGCCTGATGGACATAATGTATATGCATATTTGCAGAGCACAAAATATTTTGATAATATAGAAGAGGAAATAAGACAAGACTTTGAGTTCAAGAATGAAATCAGAGTGCCATGTGAAGAGATGATTAAGACTGTTGATCATCCTATCGCACTGCATGTAAGAAGAGGTGATTACATACAGAACTGTGACAATCACCCACCTTGCCCTAAAGAATATTATGATACTGCATTGTCGAAGTTTGATAAACATCGTACAGTGGTTATTTTTTCTGATGATCCTAAATGGTGTAGCACTGAGTTCCCTGATGACAGGTTCCTTGTCTCAGAAGGTGGTGACAATCTTGCAGATTTGTGCATGATGAGTCTTTGTTCTGACTTCATCATTGCTAACTCATCATTCTCATGGTGGGGATCATGGTTGAGTAGGAATCCTGACAAAAGAATTATTGCCCCTAAGAAATGGTTTGGCACAGGGTACACTAAAGATCATGACACATCTGATCTGTACTGTAGTAACTGGGAGGTATTATGAGCGACGCTAAAATAGTAAAGAGATTTGATTTACAAAAGTGTACTTTTATTATCCCACTTAGGATAGAGACTGCAGATAGAATGAGAAATATATTGACAACATTGATATACCTCACACGTAATTTCAATAGTAAAGTCATTGTGAAAGAAGTTGATAAAGAATCAGTATATGAACGTGAAGTTTTACCTTTATTGAAGCAAGCATTAGAATCAGAAATGCTATCATGCATTCATCACATTTTTGAGAAGAGTGATGACTTTACATTTCATAGAACCAAGATACTCAATGATATGTTATGGATGGTAGATACTCCTGTGGTTTGTAACTATGATAGTGATATTATATTACCTCTTGAGTCATACATAAACGCTACAAATATGATATCTAAAGGATGGGTTCATCCTGACGTTGAAGGTGGAGAACCAGTAAAGGTTGTGTACCCCTATGGTTTTGGAACATATCAATTACAATGTCATGTAGATGATGAGCATGTCACAGATTTTATCAACAGTGGATTCAACTTTGAAGCATTCAATGGGAGACTAAGAGAGTGGGATGCTAAGTATGGGTTCTGTCAATTCTTTGATACTGAAGAGTATAAAAAATTAGGTGGAGAGAATGAAAACTTTATAGCGTATGGGTATGAGGATGATGAGAGATACTATAGATTCAATTTACTATCAAGTGTTGCAAGAATAACAGAGCAAGTGTTTCATCTTGAACATGGCAGAACTAAAAACTCATGGTTCAATAACCCACACTGTGAAGATAACAAATCACTCTGGGAAATACTAAAAGTAAAAGGTAAGAAGTCTCTTACAAAATACTATGAAGAGGTTGACTACATCAAGAGACGTAATGGATAAGAATAAAGCAGTATATAAATTAGCACACTTTCCTCCTGTCTTGTGGATAAATCTTGATAGATTTCCAGACAGAAAAAAATACATGGAGGAACAGTTTGTCTACTGGGATATAAAAAATCATCATAGAATATCTGGTATAGATGGTGCTGAGTATGAATCATATCTGAAAGGAACTGTACCACCAAGTATGAATGATGGTGAGATAGCATGTGTCATGACACATCTGAGTGCTCTCAAATATTTTGTAGAAGAGACTGACCACAATGAGGTAGTCATCATGGAAGATGATGTTGATCTATCAATAGCAGGTCATTGGAATTTTACATGGAAAGATGTGAGACGTAGAGTTCCTGTTGCCTTTGATTGCTTACAATTGACAATCATAAATCCTAATGGTATAACTTTAAAACTACATCATAGATTTATAAATGACTTTTCTGCTGCTTGCTACCTTATTACTCGTCATCATGCAACTAAACTCCTCAAACTCCACAGCAGAGGATCACAATGGAAGATCGACCAAAACATCAGACCAAGAGCAGTCTCGGAAGACTTGATACTTGATAGTGGTAAGTCATATGCTACACCACTATTCAATTACAGATTAGATATGGGTTCTGCTATACATGAAGAACACATTGAAGTATTTCATAAGAGTAGTAATCATGCACTCGTAGAATTTTGGAGAGAGCAAGGTGCTGATGTCAAGATAGAGGAGGTGATGCAATTGGATGAATATTGTGGTAGAATACCACCAATGGTCTACATAAATCAAGGAAAGGAGGAAGCAAAACATGGTGCCTGAAGTAGTGTTGTCAGATCAATTCAAACAACCTGAGTTCACAGGTATGGTTGATCATGGTGCTATAGGTGTCTTTGATAACTTTGTGAAGTGGGAGTTCTGTGATTCTGTCATAGATTCTTTTGAGTTCTGGCATTCTAAGAAGCATGTGAAGAAAGACAATGTTGAAGTCAAGGTAACATCTTTCAGTGGTAGAGAATTGGCACTTGATCCTCTTAGTGAAGGTCAAAAACAATTCAATCATAATACAATGTCAAGAAAAGATGAACAATTATATCTTGAAATTGCAGACCCTGCTCTTGCTATGGAAATCAATCAGGTGGTCGGTGCATGTTTTGAAATTTATGCAAAAAAATATAAAGGTATTCTAGATTCATGTGACCCTGTGTCGTCGTGGACATGTAAGATACAGAAGACAAACTCTGGTGGTGGATATCACATTTGGCATTCAGAGAATGGTAGTTTTCTATACAGAGATAGGGTTGTAACATGGATGATATATCTAAACGATATACCCCGTGAGTCTGGTGGTGCTACAGATTTCTTTCATCAAGAAGTATCATTTCAACCAAAAAAAGGCACAGTAGTATTGTGGCCAGCAGCATATACACATGTGCATAGAGGTTCTTTCCTTACAGGTGACATACCTAAGTACATAGCAACTGGTTGGTTCTCTCGTGAACCAGGTGAAGTCACTAACAGAAAACTAGGTGAGTTGACAGGTAAGTTATTACCAAAAGACATGTTGAATGGATGATATTCTATACTGCTATTACAAATGGTTATGATAAGTTAGCACCACCCCCTATAGCAGATGATGTTTTATTCATCTGCTTTTATGATGGTGACAAACCTGATGTGGATGGGTGGATTTATATACCAATAGAGATAGAAGAGAAGTGTCCTGTAAGAAAATCATATCACCCCAAGCATTGTCCTCATTTATACTTTGACAAGAATGCCAAGACAGTGTGGATAGATGCATGCTATCCCATATCCAATTACATTCTAGATATGTCTAGAGATCTTTTTGAAGAGCATGATTTTGTTCTCCAAAAACATCCAGAAGAGAGAACACTCTTCAAAGAATTTCAAAAGTTGTATGAGCATGGGTTCTCTACAAAGGAAGAGATCCTCAACATGTGTAAGAGAATAAAAGAAGTAGGATACCCACTCAAATATTATAATCAAACTATCAATAGTTTAATATGGAGGAGACTTACACCAGAGGTTAGTGACTGGTGCGATACATGGAGAGAGTGGTATGATGATGGTGTGAATAGAGATCAAGTATCAAGTTCTATTGCAGAGTATTTGACTGGTAAGAAGTATAGATCACCTTTGGGGTTCAAGATACATCGTGTACCTATAAAATTAGAGATGAGAAATAGACAGAATAGAATCAAAGACTATGCTGACTCATACAATTTAAATGACAGACCATCCGCACAAGATAGAATAAAATTTATAGATGATTTACGTGATATATTCTACGATAAGTCAGAGGTATTGTTCTCTAGTAAATTGTATGCGACTGTCAAGTATACACCGTTTGAATTGAATGAACATACGGAACCAAAGGACATGATAGTATACACATGTATAACTAATGGTTACGACGAATTTGTATCTGGCAATTACTATCACCCTGATGTGAGATATGTTTGCTTTCATGATGGTACAGTGGACACAAGTGTAGAACCATGGGAGTATATAAAACTTGATGTAGATATAGATTGTCCAAGAAGATTATCATTCTATCCAAAAGCAAATCCACATCTGTTTTTTCCA